AAGTGATGTATCTGTCCAAACCAGTATTTGACCTGATGATTTTACAGCGCCTACTATTCTCGAGCCATCAGATATTCTAAGTGAACCCGCTTCATTTGTTGCGACGGGTGTATAATCCGTTGCGTCTTCTCTATCAGAAAATCTAAATAATAAATCGTCTTGCGTCGCTGGTGTACCAATAGTTGTTTCGGTGCCAAATATAAGTAAATGCCTTGTGTCCGTGGACACTAAACTAAATCTAGATGCAGTAGGAGCGTTAGATAAAGCTGTTGCTCTTGCGTCTATTGAACCAGAAATATCTTTTATAAAAGTTTTACCATTTAACGCCGTAGCAATTAAATCTTCACCAAAATTATCCAATGACCAGTTTCTCGCTGCTACCACAACACTAGACGAGGACCGTGGCTCGTCCCACGTTTCTGCGCCCCACGTAGAAGTGCCCCATCCATAACCATATGTGGATGTCGCAGGACCTGTGCTAATTTGATAATTAGCGTTACCTGTACCACCTCCACCTGACGTAGACCCAGAGGCTGTGTCTGTATGTGTAACTTTATATGTGTTAGAGTCAACATACGTGGTAATTTCAAATTCATTGTTCATATCCAAACCATCAATGGTAGAAAAAGAATCAAAGGTTACAAAGTCGCCCTCAGATGCTCCGTGAGAAGCATCAGTAACAGTTACCGTGGTTGTACCGTTTGTTGTGAAAGGATTTGTAAGAGATGCTGTTTCTCTAATCGGTGTAATGTCGTACAAAGCACCTTCAGAGAAAAGATAAAGTTTTCTGTCTGTTCCTAAAGCAAGATACCTAGTCCCATCTAGACCAATCCAGCTATGTGTATCACGGACTACGCCCACAATTGTTTTGTTTGGATTTGGAAGATAAGTCCATCCGCCCCATCTTTCAGGTTTTCCGTAATGAAAACGTACAAAATCCGAATCTGTATAACGTCTTTGATCCCCTGCTGAATAAGCAGTATCTTGTTTATCAATGCCTGGTTGGAACTTTAAATCTACTAATTTCATGAAGGGTTATTTTAAACAAATTTGGTAAAATTTAAAGAGTAAACAACTTACTTTAAAACTATATTTAAACTTATTCGCCAATAATCCAAGTTATTCTTACTTACATAACCACCATTATGTAGAATATTTGATTTAAAAACAATAAATCTTCCAGGTTTATATTCTATCTCCTCACCCTCGATATTTATTTGACCTCCATACTCTGCCTTCCAAACAGGGGTAAGAAAACCTAAAATTGTCCAATAGTGATTGCCCTCCATATCTTGATGAAAAAGTGTCTGACTCTTGTCATTTTTTGCACCTAAATGAATTCTAAATATATCGTTAGGTAAATCAAAATTATACTCATTTTTAAATCTATGTTTTATTAAAGCTGTTAAACAATGAAAATATCCTGAAAAATATGTGTGGTTTGATTGACCTTCTTGCTCAACTATAAAACCTGGAAATCTATTTATTGAAGATTCAAAATCGCTTTCTAAATCCGAAACTCTATTTAAACTCCAATTCGATGCATTTATTAAATTATTATATACTTTAAATATTTCTGCCTTATTTAAAACGTTATCTAATATGTAGTATTTTTTCATGTGCTTTTGAACTGTGTTCCTACGTTACCTCTAAAGGTATAATTACCAAAATGTGTCATGCCACTTGCAATGTCAGCATATATTTTACCACCTATTTTCTGCCATAAACGACAAAATGCGTAATCTTCAGATAAGTATCTTTTGCTATCTGGATCTATCATGGTGTCAAAAAAAGCATAATTCCAATCAGATGTATCGTGGTATCCAAATGTTTTATCATGCGGATCACCTAAATGCTGATCTGATTTAAACCGTAAGTTTGGATAGGCTAAAGCCATTTTTTTAAATACAGATCTTTTAATTAACATAAATCCTGTAGCACCATCTAACACTTCGATAAAACCATTGTTAACTTCAACTTTGTTTCTATTCTTAACATTTAAATTGTATCGTAGCGAAGAAGCAAGAAGTTCATTCTCAGAAATGTTTGGATTCTCCTTTGTTTTCTTTTTTACTCTTGTCCAATCAATTGTTTTTTGAGGGTAGACACCTGTAACTACGTCTTTATCAAAATCTAACATACGAAATACAGCCTCTGGATTAAAAGAAAGATCAGCGTCAATAAACAAAAGATGCGTATATTGTGGTTCATCCATGAATAATTGCACTAAAGTATTACGTGCTCTCGTCACTAAAGATTCATTACCTACAGTTCCAAATTGTAATTCTATTTTTTTACTAGCTGCTAATGCTGTTAGTTGTAAAACGCTTTTAAAATAATCAGCGGTAATCATGCCTCCATAACAAGGTGTGCCTATAAATATTTTACTCATTTATTTCTAACTTTAAAAATTTATCAACGATGTATTGTGGATCTATGATACAAGAATATGGATACTCTGATAACAGATTAACATTGTTTTCATAACCAAACATCTTAGGATTTGATGTGCCCCATAAAACCACGCCTTTTTTATTAAATGTTCTATTTGAACACATATGCTGTAAAGAACTGTCAATACAAATAAAAGATAAACAATATTTTGCTAAAATCATAAAATCATGTTTATCTACAAACTTAGGTATACCTCCAAAATTATTAAAAGCCATAGTATTGAGTAAAGGTTCTTGTTCATTGTCGTGTCCAAAAACTATGATGTTTACGTCAGGTAAAGCTTCTCTTAATAAATTTACAACTTGTTGTCCTTCTTTGTAATTTCTACCAATATTATCCTCATCATAATTTTCTAGTTTAATACCTTGTCCACCTGTAAACTGTACTAAAATAAACTTTCCTAATTTTAAAATATCATCTTCTAAGAATTTTTCTCTTTTCTTATTTATTTTAAAATTTGGAGTCATATCACCTGTTTCTACACCGTACATATTTGCCCAATGTTTAATTATGTGACCCTCGCCTTTTAAAAAATTAGACCTGTATGGTTCATTAAAAAATATGTTGTTGTAGTTATAGTACACGGTGTTGGTAAAATCATGTAAAACAAGTGAAGATATTGGTTCTGACGTAGCTATTCTATTATCATGCTTAAAAAGATCTGGATAACTAGATTGCAAACATAATTTTGGTTCATTATATTTTTTTAATAAATCATCAAATAATGCAGTGAATTGAAGATGTTTACCTACACCTCCCTCAACTATATGTAAATTAGGTTTAAATACCATATGTATTAAAGTTAAATGCTAATGAAATTCTTTCTTTATCTGACTCTAAAACACGATGAAATGTATTAGAATCAAATAACAATAAATCATTTTTTTCAGGAACTATGTCTTTACGCGTGTCTTCAGGAAACAAACTAAATTCTATTTTAGAATTTTGATCTGTTAAATATAAAACACCAGATCCAAAAGAAGACCCGTGGGTGTGAAATTCTTGATAACCGTTTTCTCCAAGTATATTAATCCATGATTGTGTTATCATAAAAGGAATTGATTTTTTAAAATTATTTTTAAGTAATTTTTCTATGTGTTCCTCTATATTTTTTCTAACATAACTAAATTCATCTACCTCATGTAAAATATTTTTACTAATATTGTTTGAAGTTTTTATATTACAATTCCAAGTTCTTTCTTTAAAATTTTGTTTGTTATTTTGTAAGTATGTATCTACAGTTTGTAATAGATGTGCATTTATTTTTGTTTTAAATACACTTATTTTTTTAAGAATTATTTCTTGCATGACTTACCGTTAAATATTCAATTTTTTTTACCCATCCTTTAGGTATAGCGATGGCACCACCCCCTGACACTTCATCTTTATCTTTGCTGTAAGATCGCATAATAATTATTTTTTCTGGACCATCGTGAACCATCCACCCTACTTCTTGACACACGGCTAACGGAGCATCCATCACTTCTTTTATATCAAGCCAACCTGTCTCTGTATCACGAGCATCTAACCACGTAACACGGACCATTGGTATTTTATTAATATCCATTGATTTAATAACTCTCTCTTTCTTTGGCATAGGATACTTGAAAATTTATAGCAACTGTAATTCTATTATTGTCTGTAGTATTTGAACTAACAGAATGAGTGATTGAACCATCAAAAAACAAAACAGTGCCATCTTTTGCATCTACTTGTACAGTATTATTAAAATTAGTGTGTGCCTCATCTTTTTTAGTTAACACTGTATAGTCATTAGAATTAAAAAAGAATTTACCATTTGATTTTTCAACATCTACAAAAAAGACCACTGATAATTGATAGCCGTGTTTGTGTGGTTGAGCATATTGATTTTTTTTATACCAATTAATCCAACAACTATTGACTACTAATTTAGGAATATCATAACCTTCTTCTTCAATAAAGTTTTCCAAATGTAATGCTATTTCTTTGCATAGATCATCTAAAATTTGATACCTTTGATGAGAGTTCCACGCTGTTCTTTTAGCCATAACGTTACAAGCCTCTTCTGGCGAGGTGTCGTGTTTATGAATATTTTTATTTTCTTCAACTAAAATAATTTGTTTAATTTGTTTTTTCCACTCTTCAAAATTAGGCATTGTAAAATGAAAAACTTCCTGTGTAAAAATAGGTATTCTATTTATATTAAAAGGCGCCATCTTTTTTTGTTACCTCTCTATAAAAAATATTAAGTGTAAATCTATTGGAGCTGTCCCCAAATGATTGTAAATCTGAGTGTGGTATTTTCATGCCATTAAAAAACAATGCTCTGTTTTCTACAAAACCAATGTGTGAAGATAATTGATTATTGTGCATAAAACCTGTGCCATTAT